GAAGCTCGCCAGTTAATCCAAAGCGAGCAACAATAGTATTTATATCAGCATCATCCTTTTGATGTTGCTGAGCAAGAGAAGGGTCTTCACATTTAAGACCAGATTCGTTAGAAGCAAGTTCACGGTCATAATTGTACGGAGTACGTAAAAAAGGAAGTTTCATATTTAAACCTTAATAAAATCAACGCATAGTACGCATAATGTTAAAGAACATTCTAGCAAAAGGCTCTAACTCTTTACCTAAACGACCTGCGTTTAACATATCTTCAGCAGCTTTTAAATCTAATTTACCAAGAGCAGTTTCATTCATAACTTTGGCAATTAAAGCACGCATTTGGTCTTGATACACTTCTTCAGTTCCAGCACGAACTCTTAAAAGATCAGATTCATCTTTAACCTTTTCAACAGCAAACCTAATAGCTTCAGTATTCCACTCAGAAACAGGACGACCCATAGTAAAACCTTTCGGCATATTTTCAACCTCTTGCTTAATCTTAGCAGCAGTTTCATTAATGAGACCAATTTGAGCTTCAGCTTGACCAGCAGTAGCAACAACATGACCAGGTCTTTTTTCCTCGGTAATTGTTTGAGCTTGTTTATATTTAGTATCAGCTTCAATATTAGCAACTTGAGCAGAATTCAACTTAGATTGATTATAAAGTTGAACAGCAGGAGTAACAGAATCCTGCATCTGGGCTTGTTGCCCAATAGGAGGGGAACCACCACCCTGAGAATAAGCGAGCATAGGATTTAAACCCGCAGCCTGCATATCAGCAGTAGTCGTTTGATAACGAGAAGCAAACTGCTGAGCAGAAAACGTATTTGCATTATCAGCAATTTCTTGCTGACTGCGATTACGTCTTTCACCACCGATGAAAGATAAAATAGAACCAAAAATATCAGCCATTAGAAATGATCAATTAGGCCAGGTACAGAATACATTGGCATAGGTCTAGCAACCCTATTATTAAAAAACGAGTCAAATAGGAACTGCTGACCATTAGCAGAAGCACCAACGGCAACAATACGAGAAACAGGAGGAGTATCCTGAATAAACGTTGTGTTCAAAGTAGGAAGAGCGGTAAACTTTTGCGCCAAATGCCAGGGATCGATAGTACCTGCAGAAGTAGAGCGGAAAAGACCGGTGATCTGAGAAGGATTATATCTATACTCAGCCCAACGCTCTTGATAACCAAAGACATTATTATCGGTAGCTGTACCCGTAACATAAATCTCTTTATTAAGAATAGCTTGTTCCCCCAAATGGGCAAAAGCAGGAAAATAAAAATCGTATCTGGTAGACCTTGACCACATACGATGAAGGCCTTGCTGATATGTTAGATCAGCACGAACAGAAACTAATCCAATAATGACGCCATGCTCGACGAACGATTGAGTAAATCCATGACCCGCGTGTACTGTAGTCCCAATAGCTGCCAAATTGGCAAGCGGAGTAGTCGTACCGCTAGCGGACGTGCCAGACGTCTGAGCAATGGGATTAATGACAATAGGAGAAGTGCCTCCGCCAAGATACTCAGGACGTTGCAAACGAGCATCAGGAGAAATAACGCCAAAATGTGAACGAATAATTTCAGTATAACGAGTGCCGCCACGAGCGTCCCTTTCAAGTAAACGTTGAATTTGAAATGATTGACGTAAAGAGTTAATAGTAGCTGCAGTAGCAGAAGAAAGGTCTGCAAACAACTGTAAACCATTAGGATTTGCAGCACCAGTAGTAAGAGAACCCAAAACAGGAGTTGTAAGGGTAGTTAAAACACCAGCTGGACTTGTAACAGTAACAGCTGAAGAAGCGCCAGTACCAGTAGATTGCCAAGCAACAGGCGCAGAAGTGCCTAACGGCAAAGTAACAGCTGCACCCTTTTGAGCCCAAGGAAGAGCAGCAGTAAAATAATCCTTACGCTTACCGCGACGGAGAAGAGTATAGTTAGTAACAGTATCAGGGCCATCGCCCTTATCAACAGTAACGGAATTTTGCAAATTCTCGTCACGAAACCACTCATTGTAAATTAAGTTATAAGCACGAGGCCAAAAAGCACAATGAGAAACAGTAGAAGCGGCAGTAACCTGACCGACAGTAGGCAAGCCCATATAGTCTTGCAAAGAACCAACAGCATAACCACTAGCGGGAGAAACCTGTTGAGGAATAGTATAAGAAATTGAATCAGCCGGATTATCCTGCTGACCCATAAATTTCTGCCAATTGTTCCAGATTAAACGATTGGGAACAAAAAAGAAGAATGAATCTAAAAATAGATTATCCATAGTAGGAAAGAGAGGAGTAGCCAAACGCGCGAACGCAGTCATCGACAAATTAAACGTATCGCCGGGCAAAACCTCATCAATATAAACGGGTACAAGATACCCTGCATCAAACGTAGTTTTATGAGTCTTTTGAATAACAAAAGAAGAACGGGGAATATCTGCCTTAGGAACCATAGCAAACTGGTGCAGATTAACAGACTTATTCATATGCATAAAAAACCCCTTAAGAATTCCGACCCTATGATTACATAGAGTCGGTTTAAAAAATTACGTCTTAGCTTGCTTACCCAACATAAGCAGCCTAGGCGTATCGTACATCTCAATGATAGCAGTATTATCATCGAAAACCCCTAAACCATAAAGATCAAAATCATCAGGATGTTGAAACATTTGGTTTTCAATATGCTCACGATTCATTTCATCCATGAAAGAACGAATAGCAAGATTCTCGGTATGAACAAAAAACGGACGACCATAAGCATCAGCAGCACGGTCCTTAACAGAAACAATAACTAATTTCATATATACCTCAAACAAGAGTACGTGGAAGTTTAGACAACTTAGCCATAGCGACTTTTTCCTTAACGGCAAGTCTCTCTGGAGAGTTATCCTCGAAACGCTTTTTAGCGTCATTCATACGATGGAGGCTCAACTCATCAAATTCAAGAGGAGACTCCTCTTTAAATTTATTATCATAAAATCTTGGTGGACGTACCTTCTTCCCATTAACAATAACATAATCATGGGGATAGACGTCAGACTTGAAGTCTTGGTACCACTTATAGCCAATACCTGGCTTCAAAGACATTTTATTAAACTCCGGACGACGGTTCACTATTTCACCAGTCTCGAAGTTAGTACTTTCATAATGATTATCAGTCAGTTGACCAGTAACCTTTTTCATAATATATCTCGCAACATAAGCAGCGGATTGAAAATTAACATCCCCAATAGACGAGTAACCAAAAGGCCATAGCTCCTCAAGAGAAGCAGAACGGAAAATCCTAGAATTGGATGAAGTTTTATTCCAAAACGTCTTATCCATAAAATCAAAATTAAAGATACATGCATGAAAATGGGGTCTACCCAACAACTCTCCATACTCACCACACATGTAAAAACGAATCTTAGAAGAAAAAAATTTCTTTCTAAAACGTTTCATAAATAACTGAAAATCCCCATAATTAAGAGATCTATCAGGAGGAAGATGATCGTCATCATAAGTAAGAGTAATAAAACAATTGTGTTCATAAAGAGAGGCTTCATGCATACAGCGAATCGCCCACTGGCGACTTCGCTCAAGGCGACACCCTACACACTGACCACAAGGAAGATTAAGAGTACGAACTATATCGTGCTTCCTTAATTCAGACCATACAACAGACCCATCAAAGCATTGATAGGCCGTCAAAGGCTTATAACAGGCCATTTAGAGACGATAGCCGCCTCTTTGTGGCGGAGGTGCAATATTGCCCATTTTGGTCTTAGAAGCGTGATGGCGAAAGGTTTTCGCAGATTTATGTTTGTTAACATGTTGACGCTTTAGTGGATTCATTTAAAACTCCAGTTATGTAGATCATGGTGTCACCTAGCACAGTTACATCAAGTAGAAACTGTGCTACCCCCACCTTCGGTGGGGGTTTCGGCTGCTTGCGCAACCACCTTGGGGGTGACAAGTCCCAAGGATTCGGCCTCAGGCCGATTATTAACATCAGCCAAAAATTCAATCAGGGCAGCTGGATCATTTTGAAACCTAGACCGCAAATTAGCGGGAAGTTTCATAAAATCATTTTGAGCACCAATAACGGAATTCATAGCAGTATGATAATCAACAGCATGAGAAAAATCGCCATAACGAGGAGCGATATTAGAATTAGGAAGCTCGCCAGTTAATCCAAAGCGAGCAACAATAGTATTTATATCAGCATCATC